AGAAAAGATGGTTTGTTTACAAGAGCAGGAAAAGAAATTACAACATGCGATCATATCTTTACAGCACTATATTCATTCTTTGATCAGAATCCTAATGTTATATTAGATGGTGAACTTTATAATCACGAACTAAAAGAAGACTTCAACAAGATTACAAGTCTTGTTAGGAAAGTAAAACCTACACAAGAAGAACAGGAAGAATGTTTTAAACTTGTTGAGTATCATGTATATGATATGGTTTGGACTGATGGTGTTGAGCCTTACTTTAAAACTAGAATGGATTTTATAGAAGCACAAAACTTTGAACTTCCAATAGTTACTGTTGAAACTAAGATGTGTGATACACAAGAAGAACTAGACGAACTGTATTCACAATACACAGAAGATGGTTACGAAGGACAGATGGTTCGTAACAATACAGTCTACGAAAACAAAAGAAGTAAGAACTTACTTAAAAGAAAAGAGTTCATTACAGAAGAGTTTGATGTTATAGAAGTATTAGAAGGCTCTGGTAATTGGGCAGGATATGCTAAACACTTTGTTCTTACAGACGGAACAGAAACATTTAAGAGTGGTGTTAGAGGTAATCAAGCAACACTTAAAGCTCTACTAGAACAGGAGGAGAAACCTACTTGGGTTACATGTAGATTCTTTGAAAGATCAATTGACAATATACCTAGATTCCCGGTTGTAATTGACTGGGGTGTAGGTAGTAGGGAGGACTAGTGTTAGAACTAATAGGACTTATAGCCTTAATATGGGTTGCACTCAAATTTCTGCCAAACTTTTTAATGTTTGTGCTTAAATTACTGGTTGCATTAGTAATATTATATTTAATTTTATACATATTTGCTGGCTTTATACAGTGGCATTTAATCATATGATAAAATATTATGATGGTGTCTTTACATCTAAACAATGTAAAGATTTAATTAAAATGTATGATAAAAACAAAGAGGCTCATCAAGAAATTAATACGCCTCTTATGAAGTTTAATCAATATAACTTTACATCTAATGAAATGACAACGCCCTTACACCAGGAAATGGTAGAAGGGTTTATGTCATTAGGTCGTAAATATTTTTCTGATGTAGAAGCAAGAATACTTCCTAATATAGGTGGCTTTGAGGAATTTAGAATTAAAAAATATGTTGAAGGAGGAGACTTCAAAGAACATATTGATGTAATGAACTATGCTAGTTCAAGAAGATTTGTAGGGTTTTTGCTTTACTTAAATGATTGTGATGGTGTTACAACATTTTCTAATCATGATGTAACTATAGAACCTAAGACAGGTCGTGTATTAGTTTTTCCACCTACTTGGGAATATCCTCACACAGGACACAAATCATCTACAGACAAATATATAATGTCTACTTACTTGCACTTAGCAGACTAATCCCATTCAGAAAATTTAAGTCTAACAAGAGCTTTTCTTACAATAGCAATACCTGTTAATCCTATAAAATTAATAAACGCAGCCATCTCAGATGAGGTGCCTGCGTAGTCAATGCAAGCCTTAATAATGAATACACTTAAAGGGAACATAATGATTGCTCCTATTGCTGTATCTACTGTTGCTTCGTGTAACGCTTTTCGTAATTTGTTACTTTGTACCAATCGCCATAAACCTTTCATAATATACTTTGCCATTCCAATCATAATAGAATTGCTTAGTTTTACCGCTGTAGGATGTATCCTTTAAACCAGCATTTTCAATTAACGCTTTCTCACTATCAACACAATTGATGCCATACATCTCTTCTATGACATTCGAATTCTGTACAGCAAATATAGCGTGTTTGTTTGCTGTTTTTAAATCCTTCAATGGATACATTTGCTCAGCTCCCATTGTAATAACTACATCAACCTTTAATTGATTTAACTCATCAAATGCGAACGGAATATCCATGTTCCAGTGATTTATTTTTATGTATTCTTCTGCTATATAATGCTTATTAAACACCTTAGAGAGCTCTAAAGCTTCTTTATCGATGTCAACTAGGTGCATTTCTCCTACGGATAAGTTCTCACATAAGAGAGGAACTAAAGGAACTCCTAACCAGCTGTTTAAGATAAGAATGTTGAATTGCTCATCTTTCATATAGTCATCTAGACTATTCTTTAGTTCTTCAACTAGCCATATAGCAGCTTCCATTGTATTAGGATTCAATGCTTGTCTAAAGTCATCATGTTTATGTTTCATTTCATGCTCTACTTTAGCAAGAGCATTGCCCCAATGTTGTAAGTTATTTAAAAAATTAAAATTTAACATCTTCTTTTCTTCCCATTGAATCAAATAAACAGACATATGGTATTTGTCTGAATACATGTTTTTCTATATCATGTGGATATATATAGCCTTGGTTATAACTATAAAACCACCCTAACGGAAAATATTTAATTCTTGCTACACCCTTGTGCATAAAGAAATTATCTATTCCACGATAGTACCATAATATTTTTTCTTTGTGTGCTTTAAAATAAAGAGATATATTCTCTTTATCTAAGTTATCATTCCATCTTAATATACTAGAATTCAAATCTGTATATCTGTGAGGAACATGTTCTGTTTCTTTTTGTTGTGTTTCTAAATCATGCCAATGTGTCTGTCCAAAACATAGACAATCTTCAGGATCAAAGTTGGCTATATCATCTATATTCTTTTGTATAATAATATCTAAATCAAAGAAAAGATTATCACCTTTTTGTCTTACGACATTATCATCGAATAGATACATTTTGTTCCACCACTTTTCTAATTTGTTTCCATTAGGAAAAGGTATAACTTTTATATCTTTATCTAGTCCTTTAGGCTTTTCAGTTAAACAATAGAAAGTGAAGTCTTGAGATATGAACTCTTTACAAGATTCGTATATCTTATTCACATGTTTGGCAGAATATTTACTGCCCCATTTAACTGTATATATGTTCATTGCCAATGTTTTAATAAATCCGGGTCCACCAATTCATTTTGTTTAACACTACCTCTACCTTTAAGCATAGGTGTAGGTAATAGATCAATATTAAATACACAAAGGATTGGTGTGTCCCTGTATATTTCTGTTTCTAAGTCGTCGTCTTGCCAACTACGACCTCGGTTATATGAGTAGGCATAGTCTGCTGGGAAATGATCCCATAATTTTTTGCCCCAATCTCCCCATCGCCATGAATGATAATTGTCTGTTCCGTCTGTATAAGTAAACCATATTTTTTCTTTGTTTGCTAATACATCTTCCCATATACATTCACATTGATCGTCGGACCAAACTTGGCAACTGCCATTAGTATATGCTCCGTGAGATAATTTAAATCTCCGCGTCTTCATTGGGCGCGGGTCTTGCCACCAACTTCTTAGCTTTGTCGGTCTTTCCATATTATAGGTTAAAATAGGCTCTATATTATTTTGGATTATTACATCCAAATCAAAGAAGACGAAGCGGCCCGTTGGGTTATCTGGTGCGAAATTGTGAGTATTGAAGACCATTGTTTTAGGTCTGTCCCAGCATCTAGCCATGCCATACTTAAAGTCATCAGAGCCGAACCAATACCTAGGATGTATGGTATCGATATCTGGAAATGGTATAACCTTAATATCGTTATCCAATCCCTCAGCGTCATCAGTATAACAGTAAAAATGGAAATCGTGCTTATCATCTGTATGCCTCCTTGCCATGTTCTTTAGTTTATTTACAAAATGAGGACCATATCTGGTTCCCCATTTTGAACATACTATATTTACTCTCATATTTCCTTGCCTTTAAATTCTTTTGCTAGCGGAAATACATTACTTATAACTTTGGCAACTTCATTTGCTATAGCTATATGTTCTTTTTGGGTTCCGTTAGCACCTCTTAATTCTATGTAATGAATCCAACTTCTTAAGGTTCCATTTACATACATTCTGCTCATAGTGTTGCCCTCGGGCAACACAGCTCTTGCCTGTTCTTTGGCAATGCCATTTTCTATTGCCCAACAATATGCCTGTCTAGCATAACGAATAATATCTTTTTGATACTCGTCCCATTGTTTGGCAATTTGAAAACTTTCTATATCAGTACCTATCTCGATACTATTTTGTCTGTTCTTTTCATCTTGTAGTCTAGCCTCTCTTGTTACAAACTCTAAATCCTTTGTTGGGTCTGCATATCGTTGACTAAACTCTTGAAAGCTAAAACTCCTGTGTCTAAGAATTTGCCTACCGATGTCTCTAGTAGTTTCTATTTCTAAACATACACTAACCATTTCTAATGGCGACCAGTGTTTGTGTTTCATTAGATACTTAATAAGTTTCTCGCTTGTTTCCTTGTTGTTTTGGTTATCAGGATTACTAACCCTCGCACAATATGCAACAAGTTCTGTTGCGCTTGTGGACATTAATAATTCTTTACCATCTGTTTGACTGTGGCTGATTAACTTAACCTGCATATGACATAGTCCTTACCGTATTGTTGTTTGTGTTTAGCAAGTTCATCCGTAACTTGCACCGTTTTATATTCAAAGTCTGTAATATCAGCTTTTACAATAAGCACAGCAAAATCAGACTCTTCAACTATTGGTATATAGTTATCGTAGTCTTCAAATGTGCCTTCTAATATTACTGACTTCTTGTTTGTTACTTTTAACATTTTCCACCTTGTTCATTATGTATTACTGCTGGATTTAACTTTAATAAATTATTAAAGTATCCTTTATAGAAGTCATTTGTAAAAATTTCTTCCAATGTGTGTTCTTTTATATTGTTCTTATCCCAACTATATAATAACTCTGTCTTATGTTCAGGAGAGTTATCTGCTGTAATTAGATTAAGAGCCACATGCTTACAAGGGAACACATTACCTGTTGCGCTTAGATAAAATTTGTTTTCAACTTTGCCTTCGCACTTTACATGTGGAGAAAAATTTATTGTTCTCTCTTTATATATGTCATCTTTTTTTCGTGTCTGTAGAGTCTCTAGTTCTATAAGTTTATAGTCAGGCATATCCTGCTGTTCGTTTTTCTCAATAATTTTTTCTTCTTTAGGGACATTGTTTTCATATATAAATCCTGAGAACTTGTATTGTTTACATAGTTTCTTTGCTTGTTGTATATCATTGTCTAGTTGATTGGTATGTATATAACTCCAAAACACTCTACACCCTACATTAATTAGAGCTTTAGCATTATCTAATATTCTTTTATCAGGATTTCCTGTGTTTATATTAAAGGTTATATTGCCTGTATCTGCAAACATAACACCTATATTTTTCCACCATAATATATCATGGTCCTTTCCTTCGGTTACCATATCAACACCTATGCCCCAATCGGACATAAAATAATGAGATATATCCATTAGTTCAGGATATAAAATAGGGTCTCCCTTATCATTAATAAATTTAATTCTTTTTAATTTAGCCTTAAGTAGGAAGTCTGAATTAAATCTATCTTTTATTAATTCGTAATCTAAGAACTTCCCCTCACCATTTAAACACATTTCTACTCTTTCAGGTAAGTAAGGATACAAGTCTGTTTCCTTGTTATACATTAAGTCTATTTGTTCTTCTGTAAAATCATCATACCAAAATGGTAATGCTATTATATTACCTTCTAGTTTTTCTGGATATGTTGCAGTAGTGTCTTGCAAGAAAGGTAGTTCGCCATCTTCTATAAAAAATTTATTATTGAAAGCATCATATTCATATAATAAATCATCTTCATTCTCTTCCCATTCTTCTAGAATTTTTTCCACTTTATTGTTTCGGAAAATAAAATATGCTAGGTTACCATCCTCTAGTCGAATACGCTTGTTGGTCTTATAAGTCTCTATGTCCCCTATATTGTTAATAATAGTATTAGGAGTAATAAACAAAGAGCTACTCTTAGGCTTTGTGTATCTCATTATATCTATTTCTAACCAATCTAATCCATACTTAGGAACATGAAACTCTATACCTTCAATATAGCCGTCCATCTTTTTCGTTGACATAAGTAAATCCATTTCATCATCTTGTACAAAGACAACGAAGTCAAAAGGATCTTCTATCAGCTTCTTGCACTGCGTATATAAAGCGTTTATTTGTACCTGACTATAATTATTATCTAGCTGATTTGCTATAATTGTTACCATGCCAAATTCTCAAAAGTGTTTCATTTTCTAATTCATCTATTTTTATTTGTTTCTTACTAGGATTAGAATCCACATTGAACAAACAAAACTTAGGTTCTTCTCTATATTTATGTGCCTCTAAATCCGTCGGATGTGTCATACCTCTATTCCAACTGTATATCCATTCAAAAGGAATGTTATTCCAAAAATCTCTCTGACGCCAGAAGTGATAGTTATCTGTACCCTTAAAGAATGTTCTAAATATTTGTTGCTCTTCATCTAATGCGTCCCAGAATATATGTTCACATTGATCTTTATTCCAACACATTACACTAGAGTTATATAATGTACCTCTAATCTCTATAAACAATCTTTCATGTATTCTTTTATTCCAATTATCCCATTTAACATGAATTATTCTAGGTTTAAGAGCTAACTCATCTAAGTCTGTTATATCATTTTGTATAATTACATCTAAGTCTAAGTAACACCATTTACCGTCATATTGTAAAAAGTTATGAGAGTTGAATACCAAAAACTTAGATCTATCCCAACAATAGTTTTCTTTTCCAAACCAATATTTAGGATGTAAAGGTTCTATATCAGGTATATCACGAGTATCACATTCTAATCCTTTATTGTCATCTGTAAAACATGTAAAGGTAAAGTCTTTTTTGTAATACTCCTGTACCATACGATACAGATTGTTTACATAATGTGGTTCGTATTTAGTGCCCCACTTGATGCATACAAAGTTCATCATATTCTTTTGCTATCTCCGGTCTTCTATCTAATCCATTTAATAAGCATATAGTATATTCTGGCCTATACTTTCTACCAGCAGCTACATACGCATATACTTCATTATGTGGTAAGTGTTCAAATGTAAATCCTTCATGATATAAAAATGTATCATCACCATATGGATATTGTACATCATATGTTTCTGGATATTTATTATAGTGATTCCATATATGTGTAGCATCTTTCCACAACATTACACTAGAATTATAGTTACTTAAAGGCCCTACAAACTCTGGTTGCCACGGAAAATCGTGTATGCTTATTTGTTTATCGCCTTTATCTTTCCACCATGTATATACAATTACAGGGTTATCTTGGCAGTAATCAAACAAATGATCTATGGGTTTTTGTATTCTTACATCTAAATCTAAGTATAATATAGTACCTAGATCCTTTAATTGAAAGAGTTTTAACTTTTCCATATTGCCGTTTGGCTCGTGTTCGAGATACAATACACCTATATCTGGGTGTAATCCTTTAGGATCATCGGTTACACAGACATAGTTATACTTGCCTTCTGTATGCTCGTATATAGAATTTACAGCATCTGCGCTGTATTTCTCACCATATTTTAAAGTTAAAATAGTTTTCATTGTAATCAATATTATTTATAAATAAGAGTGTACGATATTTATAGACGAAGGAACCAATGGCAACCATTTCAAACATAGTCATAGATCAGGGCACAACATTCAGTTTGGAACT